TATGTATACTACTCTAGCTGGTTCAGGTGGGGCAGCAGCAGGAAATATTTATCTTGCCAATGCAGGAGCAACTGCAGGTGTGCCTACTGGTACTGTCTATGCTTCTATTCTTTTAGGGGCAGGACAAACAGAAATGGCTGTATATACAGTACCTGCAGGATATACTCTTTACTTAGATGATATTAACTTTACTGCGGCTATTTCACAGGCAAACTCATATTGTCAGGTTAGGTTTATATTACGTAACTTTGGAACAAATGTATTTCGTGAACAACTTAGAATTGTATTACAGTCTAATACCTTTATTGATAAGTTTAATTATCCTTTAAGCATACCAGAAAAAACTGATATTGAAGCACGTGGTATTAGTGTAGGAAGTTCTAACAATCCTATATCTGCATCATGGCAGGGTTTGTTAATTAAGAATGAAATACCAACTAGCTAATGTTTGGACAAGTATTACAAGTAACAGGAGAAGCTTATGTTAAACCTTCTGATAGGCCCGATTGCAGATTTAGCAGGTACTTGGTTAAAAGGTTCTGTAGAAAAGTCAAAGGCAAACACAGAAGCAAAGGTAGCCCAAGCAAAAGCTGAAGCTACTATCATGCAGAAGAAAGCCACTGGTGAGATTGATTGGGATCTCAAGATGGCTGATGCATCTGCATCTAGTTGGAAAGATGAATGGTTAACAATTATATTTTCAGTACCACTTATACTAGCATTCTGTGGTGATTGGGGAAGAGAAATAGTAGATGATGGATTTGCTGCTCTTATGGGTATGCCTGAATGGTATCAGTATACTTTAGGTGTCATCGTTGCTGCCAGCTTCGGTGTCCGTAGTGCGAGTAAGTTCTTCGGTAAGAAGTAACTCTTCGTCATCCTCATATTCTTCTTCGTCATCCGCAAACTGATCTGGAAAAGCTTGGGCAGCAAGTTCAAATACTTTTTCAAATCCAATTATTTTCATGGAATCAATTATCTCTTTTTCAAGAGATTCAGAAGAGACATCTTCTGTCTCAGAATTATTTCCCCTTACACGAGAAAGAAGTTCAAGAGCCTTTAGTGCAGTAGTTCCATTACCTGCATTACGAGCAACTTCATACTGTTTTTCTATCTCAGATATAACATCTACATCAGTAACAATCTGACTTCGTAACTCTTCGATACGTTCAAGAATTGCAGTTTCCTGTAGTAGTCTATATCCTTGATTGTGTGCAGAAGCTTCACTATATCCTGCATCCTTTGCCGCCCTTGTAGCATTGTTATGCAGGATATAGTTTTGACAGAACTTCTCTTGCTTTTCTTTAAGCTGCGTCATTCAATAACTCTGTATAGTATTTTTCCTGACCACGTTTAGATTGCTTCCAAACTGCTGCAGCTAGAGTTCCTTCACCATGGAAGTTAATACCCATGTCCATGTCTACATTATCAAACAGCTTCTCACAGTCTTGTGCCATAGCAAGTAGTTCACCTGTAGTCCAGAACTTATGACCACCTGTTTCTACCTGCATATACTTAGGCTTAGTCTTTTCTGTGTCAGTCTTTTCCTTTTTCATTTCCTCTGTCATAGTTGGAACAGAACAATCAAAACCAAACAGTTCAAAGTTTCTAAAGCCTAGTGTATGTGCAATGGCAATGGTACGCATAGCTGCACAAGTGCCACCAGTAATAAGTGTAGAGCCTTCCTCTATACCTGTAGACTTGTCTACTACAATCTTATCCTTTACATTCATGTCACGTAGTGCATCTGAATAAGCTTGCCATCCCTTTATATTAGCACCTTGCTCAAGCAAATATTTAGTAACAGATGGGTCAGTCATAGAAGCAACAAGCATGATAGTCTTATCGTCCACTGTCTTAAACAAATCCTTACGTACTACACCATGTGTACTTGTTCCATCAATAGGACGTGGATCTAGAATAACACAGGCAAATGGTTGGATGCCATTCTCAAGCAACTTGGGATAGCTATGCTTAACACAGAATACTTTACCTTTAGTTTGCTTGATTGTCTTCTTAACCAATTTCCAGTTAACACTATCACCGCCAGAGATAATAATAGCAGTTTCATTATTGATCTTACTAGTTTTAATCCAGTCGAAATCTTTAATAAGCTTTTTATTTTCTTTTACATTATTAATGATCTCTTCTTTAGGCCGTGAATCTTTAGGTGTAACAACAATAGGTACACGTGTTAATTCATCAGGCAGTTTAGGCAGTCCTTCTTTCATAGCAACAAAGCATAGGTGTGTAACACCACCATCCTTTACCATGTCACTGCTAGGTAGCACTACTTTAGCATATGCCACAACCTCTTTCATTAACTGATTAACGCCATCATTCTCAGGCATACGTCCTTCTTTGTCTTTAGAAAAGTAATCATCAAAGACAAGAACAGGAATATGTTTTAGATTTTCAAAGTCAGCTTTAACTGTTTCATATGAATGACCGCCATCAATGTATGCAAAGTCTGCACCTTTAACTGATTCACAATCTTTAAGAGTTTGTTTGGTGTCTCCTTTATATAATTCAAATGTAAACTCTTTTCCTTTTTCAAACATCTTACCACCGAACTCTTCCAGTCGTTTAGTAACGGCGGCAAGTGTATTGTGTGGTTTAGAGTTTAATTCTATATGGTCTAGTTCAGGTGTAGCTTCCTCAAATAAATCAAAGCCTACATAATGTACACTGTCTGTGTACTGGAATGCAGCCATAGCCATTTGAATAGCACGTCCACCATTCCAAGTACCTGTCTCTACAATAGTACTTGGTCTGTAAAACCCAATCATATCAAGCAATTGCTTGTATCTCTTAGGGCCATTAACATCAGGTGCTACCTGAGTATCACTAAGTTTCTTCTTTAGATTACCCTTGAAGTGGTCGAAGTATTCTGCCAATGGAGACTGAGCAAATGCTGCAAGACCTTTTACTCCTTGTGACAGATTGTTTGTTACCATACCATGTGCTTTGTAAATATTTAACAAACGTTCAAAGATAAATCCGTCATGCCATTCACGATAAGCAACAACCTCACCTATAGTGTAACAGCCACGAAGGTCAGCAAGTAAGCTACAAGTGTTATGAGAACTAAGGTTAAAGCCCATAAAACTTGTTTCGCTATAGTCAACGTCCATTCTACCAAGGTGGACAAGATCTGCTTTGTCTGGTAACCATTGCTTAAACTTTTCAATATCCAATCTCCTTGTGGTTACTGTGTCTGCGTCCAACCAGATCATCCAGTTGCTTTCGTCATAGACATCTTCCATCATTTCAAAAGCTAGATCGGTCATGGCATATACTTTGTGACACCATTTGATAGCATCAAGCCGCCAGTTATATGGCATATTACCACCTTCAGTACCATCGTGAAGCTTCATACGTTCACGATACTCAAGCATTTCTTCAACATCATTTAGATTACGATACTCAATTGTATCACAAACAGGATGCTCTACATTTTTAATGTCAAAGTCATGGTAGTATGCAATTAGTTTAAAATGTTTTGGATTCCATTTATCCATAACACTTTCAAGCATTTTCTTGGCATACTCATGGTAGCCTTGTTCACTGAACGATGTTACAAAAACATACATTATATTACATCTCCTATTGCATTATCGTAAAAAATCTTATTGGCTCTTACGTGCCAGTCACCTGCATACTCTGCATCTATCTGGCGTTTTGGTTCCCATTCTTTAAACCAAGGACCGCCAGTAGTAAAGTGTACATTCTTTGGAGATATAGATTCACTTGACCAACCATCAAGCCAGTTCCATTCCTCATGTATGCCACCGATCTCTTCGTCTTCTAACCAAGAAAAACCATGTAACCAAGATCCAGACTTTGTGTTTACATCATCAACTGTAAGTCGTAAGTTTCCTTCGTGACCACAGTTCCATAACACAAAGCTGGACCAGTTCTTTCTATTATATTGTTGTTGTATTTGTCCGTCCATTTTAACAGTTGCTGATGGATTGTAGTTATGCTTTACGCATTGAATAGCATAGTCTCTATTACCATACTCTTCAAACAATTCATTTATGTTTGTACGTACAAGCATATCTGAATCCATGAACAATGCCAAACCTTCATATTGGTTTAAGGCAGGGATAAGAAAACGTGTGAATGTAAACTCTGTGCTGAAAGGTCTTCCATCGAAGACATCAACCATCACACGTTTTCCATCAATACTATCAAGCCTAGCAGACCTGCGATAAAGATTTGCTCTACGAAGAGCCTGTTGTTTAAGTGGTACAATATCATATTCCTTATTGTATTCACGTATCGAATCATGCAAGACCTCATATGCTTCGCTTTCCCTGCCATCAAAGCCAATATAAATTACTGGACGTTTCATTTTACCGAATCCAGAAAGGTGCAAGAGAACTCGTGTTCCTATAACCTAACGCTTTCAGTTCATCACGAATAGCCGCCTCTGCTTCGTTACGTGCAGCAATAGCATCACGAAGGCCAGCCGTGCGGCGTTCACGATATTCCTTACGAAGTTCTGTCAAACGTTCTTCAGTCAGTTTGATCTCTTCTTGTAGTTCATCTAGTTCCATATTTAACTCCTTTCATAACAAAGACATAGCTATTTTACTACAATTAAGCCGCCATGTCAACAAGTATTTTATCAAAGTCAACAAGTTCTTTTTGTTCTGCAACAAAACATTTCTTCATAAACTTAGGTGGAAGGATGTATCTTTCTGGTTTAAATAACTCCTTTGCTTCCATACCACCTACGATTGTGTATGATCCATATTCACCAGTAACAAGAACAAGAAGATCAATAGCTGGATTCTCTTTGTATGATATTAATCTTCCTGTCTTGTACCTTGTGTGTTTAATATCTATGGACACACCTTTATAGATGATGTCTCCGGGGTCTGTGCCACGATCAATAGAGAAGTCACCACCAAGGAAGATTAGTTCTGGATAAACATTTAGATACTTACATACAGCAAGTTCTGCCATGTATCCTTCCCAATCTATCTTGGACTGATCCTGTGTCTTATCAACTATGCTTGGTGAATCCTGTCCATTAAACATATTACGTCTATGAACTGCACAGGTTTTTGCTACAGCCTTTTCTCTATCTGTAAGTTGTATGTTTATCATGCCGCACTTAGATCCACGATTTCACATACACCTGCAGTACAGGCCAATTCACGTCCACCTGATGTAGTGTCTTCCTTTTCAAACTCAGGAAGCAAAGACCAGTCCACATTCTTAGGCATCTTAGCTACCAGTTCTTTATACGTTTCAGCATCGATGTCCTGATAAGGTGCTTGCTGATATGTATGTTCACTGAATGGTAAGAAGCTAATACCAGATACTTCATCGAAGTGTTTGTATACCCAAGCACCTACTTCCATCCATTCATTTTCCTTTACAGAAATAGTAACTGATGGTTTATGTTCACACCAATGACGCTGGTATAATAGCCACAGTTCAAGCTGTTCAATAGCAGTCATACCTGTACGTGTCACTGCATTCTTAGGTGACTTCATTGGAAAGCTAAACACTGTAGTACTATCTGGTTTAGTTACGTCTGGTTCATTAATGATACCTTGAGACTTCATAAACTCTGTCAATGGGTCTTTGTTATCACCACGAACAGTACGAATGTAGTACGGATTGTGACGTGCATGAATACCTGATGCACTATCTACTAACTGAGACACAGTACCACTAGGCTTTACACAAGTAATGGCAGTTGATTGACTAATGCCAAGCTGTTGTGCCATAGATTTGTTAGCTTCAATAGCTGTAACACGAAGCATCTCAAGTGTGTCAGCTACTTCTTTTCCTTTGTGAAGTATAGAACAGTCCATGATGCCTGTAAGAGACACGCCAAGCAGACGTTCTTCTTCCGTGTTCTGCTTCCAGATCTTACGGAGATACTTGAAGTTAGTCAGAGTAGCTTGGAATGTACCAAGGATAGTTGCAAGACGTACCTTTTCTTTCAATGATAGAAGAGTATCAGTCTCACGTGCTACAACCTCTGACAGATTACAGAACTGATAAGGACGTAGGATGATTTCAGAACAAGGGTTACAACCAAAGTCCTGATCAGCGTCACGTCTACCATTCTTAGCTGCTTGCTTCTTGGATGATTCACGGTTGAAGATACCACGTTCACCTGACTTACTGTCGTACAGTGACAACCATTCACGCATGAATGTACCCATTTCTGGCTTCTGTTTATAGGCCACAGAGTTATTAGCCAGCGCACGTTGACCTTCATTCTCCCACCACTGGCCTGACTTGGCGTGTGCCATCTGGTCATCATTAAGATTGGATAAGCTGATCAAAGCTGAACGGCGTACACCACCAACGACTACCACTTCACCAATCTTACACATGATGTCATGGCATTCAATAGGATAGAGCCTACGTCCTGCCGCACCCTTAAACTTCTCAATACAGAAGTTAAACAATTCGATCAGCGGTTGTGGGCCAGACGCACGTCCACCAAAGGTCTTCAGTCTTGCCCCTGCAGGACGAACTTCTGATACATCGAACTTAGGAACCTGACCAGTGTACAGCATAGCAATCAGTTCTTTCAATGACTTAGCCCAACCCGGACGACTATCACCTACTTTAATTACTGTGTCTGTATTGTGAAACTCTTCATTCACTACAGGAAGTTTCTCAATGTTGTGTCGTTCCACAGAGAAGCCGACACCTGTACCACACATAAGGATGTACATAGTTTCGTCAAATGCACGTGGACTATCCACTGGTAGATAAGAACAATTATATCCACCTACATGACAACGTTCCAATGCAGGGCCACTGGTCATCAGTGAACGCATACTTGGCATAATAGATTGGTTTAATACTGCTTCTTCCAGTTCACTTCTCAGTGAATCAGGAAGCTGATAGCCGTGATTACTAGACAGATGCCCAGCCATATAATCAAAATATCTTGATACTGTTTCATTCCATGTTTCTCGTCTTTGTTCATCTTCTTTCCACCTTGCATAACGTGATAGGGCTATAAAATTTTGATAGTCTGTAGGTAAATAATTATTCATATGTCGCTTCCTTTCTGAATAGTGAATAAGACTCAAGTGTACCACAACAGGGTCACAGTTGCAATAATCTAATGCCCTAAAACTGCATTAATTCTTTTGCGAACATACTCTACTTCACCAGATTTAAGAACCTTGAAAGCAAAGTCACGCATATAAGAAGGATCAACGCCAGCATAGTCACAGACTACGGTGAAGTCTTCTGAAGTTACTCCGACTGATGCAAAGAACCAAGCAACTGCCCGATCTCTTTCAAGCACAGATGAATCTGGTTCACCCATGTATGAAGGTTTCGTGGCATCAAGCAGTGCTTGTAGTATAACGCAGAGGAACAACGTCTTCTCAGGCGTTGTAACCTCATTGATTATTTCATCTATTACTATTTCTTCTTTTTTCATTCAGCCATTCTATTGGTATACCTTCGCCTTGCTTACAGTATTTGAAGTCATACTTCTCACACCAATCGGCATAGGTCATCTTACCACCTTTGTATAGTTTACGATTAGGGTTATCAAATACAAATCTAATGTCATAGTCAGAACCATACTGGTCACGAATAAACAGATGTTTCTTTCTATCTTCCAACATAAACCTGCCCTTGACTTCAAGTATGACACCATTAGGTAAGATAAAATCAGGAATGTATTTTTTATCTTCAGTCCATACATAACTGATTGGATCAGCCTCATACTTGAAATCAATCTTGTGTTTGATTAACACAGTGGCAGTATTATATTCTGAATTAGATCTGTACTTATGATCTATGTCACGCTTTCTTCTTTTATGCGGCATCAGTAATCTCTTCAACGTTAGGTGTCTTTGCTACCTGTACTAGGTGACGGACACCATTAGAGTATTGAAAAGATCTGATACCTGTACCACCATTAGCATCGTCCCAGCATTTAAACTTGTATGGACAAAACACACATCCAATAGCAAGCTTCATATTACCAGACGTACCATCAGGTTCTGGTTGATAACAACGTTCAGGTGGTGTTGAAGAAGAAATCATGCTCTTAACATTCCGAATACGTTCAGATGCATTGATCATATGTACAGGCTGTACTTCCATTAGTGCAAGATCTGCAGATGATTTATCAATAGCAAAGAATGCAGCTTTGTTGTCGTTACCTGCTTCAGCATATCCACTGATCTGAGCAATGTATCCGAAAGGATCATCAGAATGTAGTGTTCCTTCCTTAAACTTCTTAAAGGCGTATGGAGAAGCAGACTTGATATCTACAAGGACACCATCGATACGACAGTCTTTGTGTCCCTTGATACCTTCAACCTCAACTTCCTCTTGTTTCTCTGTCACAGTGTGACCAGCCAGTTCTGTCAATGCAATCAACAGGGCTTCTAGGATATCTCCATATAGAAACTTGATACGAGTTTGACCGTTGATCATTTCTGCTTCAACATTTTCCTGCATATCATACCACAGTTGGCGATTAGGTTTACCTACCTGTGACATACGCAGTCTTGGTTTTCTCCTTTCTGTTGATGGTTCTGATAATGCCTTGCGAAGAATCGAAGACATTTCACTACCAAAGTTATGTAGAATATCTCTGTTCTGCACAGACGAAACGTTTGTACCATTCTCAAGAAGACTATATATGTCTTCAATAAGTGTATCTATCTTTTTCATTACGATAGTTCCTTTCTGGTTTGTTCGTTAATAAGCTTGGCTAAATACCACTGTGCTTTCTGTAGATCTTCCATACCATTCTTATATCTATATCTCCAAAGATATTTAATTATGTTTCCTTGAAGATAATACTCAAAGCCATCACCACAAGCCGCTTCAATAGCATCAATACATTCTATACCTGAAGCATTGTAATGTGGTGGATGGTCTACCATATCCACATCTGATTGCTTGTTAGCTTGAACAGTTTTGGTATGCATCCACTGATCATTTAGTTCAGCTTGTTTAGCTTTCATAAAATCTTCATGTCTCATAAAGATGCTCCTTCTGTTTATTTAAAAGATGCTGGCGTACCCACCGCTAACACAAGCCAGCCCACAGACATTAACTAAATGTTCTGCTCCCGATTGATGTTGTTACTTAGGCTGCTGACGAAACACCAAAGTTAATGTCATCGTCATCGAAGGAAGCGTCTTCTGCATTGTAGCCGCCGGGAACAACATCAAAGTCATCGGCATCATCCTTGCCACCATAGGCCACAAGATTTACTACCTGTACAGCTTGAAGATCTGTACCGATTCCTTTGTTACCTGCATATTCCCATTCATAGGTTTTAAACAGGACGTTAACATCGGAACCATTACCAATAAGAGTACCGTGCATATCACGCTTCTGACCATCCTTCAGTGCTGGTGCAGAATTAACACCACCATCTTTACGATTTACCTTACGCTTGATACTTACAAAGTTACCACGGTCATCACCCTTGGATTTAATTTTAAGACCTAGCTTCTTGGCCTTCTCAACTTCACTTTCGTTCAAAGAAAGATCAACCTGATAGACAGGCTCATAAGTTGTGTTAGGTGTTGAGATAGATGCCCAATAAGCTTTTCCTGATAATACTGGCATGATAAATGCTCCTTTCTTTCTATGTGGTCTTAGCCACTGTTGTATGATTTGTGAATTATGACATAGGTAATTACATATGTCAACATATATTTAATGAGTTTCTGCCCAATTGTTTCCAATTTTAAATTCACTGTCCAATGGACACAGAACATTCAGTTCTTTTTCTACAAGCTTCATTGCTTTCTGTGTCATTTCACCAAAGCTTTGTGCTTGATCTTTCCGAACCTCAAACTGATACTCATCGTGGATACTAGCGACAAGGCTGTAATCAAAGCCCTGTCGTCTAGCCAATATTGTTATTTGCCTTAACCATTCTTTACAGATAATTGCACCTGCACCTTGTAACAAAAGATTAGCGGCGGCGTGTTGTTGTCGTACCTTTAGAAGTCTTCCATCAAGACCACGAATATATCCAGTCTGTGCCGCCCTATCAATCTTATCACGCAATGATTTTAGGGCTGGCATATTAGACATAAACTTAGACATGATATCTTTACCTTCTTTAGCACCACCACCAACAATAGATCCGATCTTGAATGGCCCTGCGCCATAGATCAGAGCATATATAAAGGTCTTTGCCGCATCCCTAGTAGGAAGACCAGCGGCCTTTTGATTCGCAGTATGAATGTCACCATTCACAACCTCTTCGGTAAACCTTTTATCTCCCATGTAATGTGCGAGACACCGAAGTTCAAGAGAAGATGCATCACACCCTAACAGTGAATACCTACTGTCTGTCGTAGTCCAAACGGCACGGCATTCCTTACCATATGGTGAGTATACCGCAGGGATTTGCGCCATGTTTGGACTGTGATGTGCCATCCTTCCTGAGATTGCTTTAAGGGTCATAACCCTACCATGAACCTTGTTGTCGTCAGCTACAACGTTAATCCATGATTTGATTTGTGATACCCTTTTTTGCAATAGCAGATATTGTGAAATCTTCTGAGCCTCTGGAATGTCTACACCATTCAGTGTACCTTCATCCACAATTGGATGTCCAGTAGGTGTGAAGCTTGTAGGCTTCCAGCCTTTTGCTATCAGACGCTTTGCAATCTGTTGGCGAGAAGCTGGATTAAAAATCTCCACATGGTCTTTCAATCTATTACCTGTCTTTTCAGAATACCTTTCAGTAATGATAGGTGGGAAGATTGATTGCATCTCAGATTCAATATCTGCCGCTTCTTCCGAAAGCCTCGCCATTAGACACGAAGCTTCTGGAACATTTAGTGTGAAGCCATTGCGTTCCTGTTGATCAACGATAGCCCTGATGGTGTGTTCAAGTTCGATACTCTTTGTCGAATACTTCTGGATCATAGGCATCAAGTGATTGTACAGTTTCACTGTAAGCTTCACGTCATTCACACAGTATTCAAGCATCTGCTGATTGAAGTGTGTGAAATCTGAATAGTCTGTCTTTGGAAACCCAAGGCGTTTACCCCAAGCATCAAGAGAATGTCCATCTTCCATTGCTGGATCAACAAGCTGAGACAGGATCAGTGTATCCCGAACCTGTTTCAGTTTGATGTTACTTCCTGTCAGACGATTCAATGTAGGTGCATCGAAGGACACACCATTATGCATGATAAAAATATCATATCGTTCTGACCATTCAGGAAACTTCTTGATTGTGTCACCATGAAAAGCAAACACCTGATTGGTATCCAAATCTTGGGCAGCAATACAGTGGATGACTGTTGCGTTCAGATCATCTGTTTCTATATCTACTGCCACACGTTTATTCATAGTCTTATTAACTCCGCTTTATCTACAGGGATATGAAAGAAGTGTTCACCTTTCTTGATGTATCTTCCTTTTGCTTCCCTTACATCTGACTGTTCAACAATATAATCTTTAATACGCCAAGCATATTGAAGATCACCACGAAGGATATAGAAGTTAAAGAACGGACGAGTATCCAACTGACGAACCTTATTGATAAGCTTGTGCTTACGATAAGGGATACGAATCTCTTTCCAATCTTTATTCCAATCTCCTTTCCAAGAGAACTTTATCTCTACCTCATTAAAGTAGATATTATCCGCTTTTTCGCTTTTGATGTCAACAGAAAAGTTTTCTTTGGCATCAAGTATTTTGTGCCCATTACGAGTAAGATAACCGATAAGCTTTTTCTTAGCTGGATTATCAGCCATCTCATATCTCTGCCGTGAGAACGGAATGTTTACGGCTCCTTGTATTGGTTGTAACATTATAGAAAATCTCCTATGTCTGTTGGTTCATTACCTGTTTCAAATGGGTTCTCAATCTCAGACAACCTACCACTTTCTTTATCGTAAAGCAAGTAACAAGCTATGCCTGTATCCCCTGCGTAACGGTTCTTCAGGACTCGTACAGCCGTTGTATTAGCTTCGATGGGGTCATCAGCCTGTTGGTTCCTTTCAAGGGCTATAACAGCGTCTGAAAGCTGGGCAATGCTATGTGATCCACGAAGCTGGCTAAGTGAGATAGCACCGCCTTGTTCCTGTCCTTTGTCACCAGACATACGGCGTAGGTGGGACACTAGAAGAAGACCACATTGAGTTTCCTCAACCAAACTACGAAGCTTGGTCATCAGCATATCAATGTTCCGGCGTTCATCCCCATCGTCCAGACCGGACACAAGGATAGACAGATGATCAATCACTACAAACTTACAGTCCATAGCCTTGACCATGTATCGAACCTTGGCAAGGATCTCATCTGTTGTGATAGAACCGAAGTGATTGAAAGCAATGATCCGTGGATTACTGATTGTGTCTTCAATGTATGGTTCCATTTCTTCACGGCTCATATTACTGCGAACCTCTTTGATGAACAGCCTTTTGTTTGCAGGGATGGACATCAGATGCCGCATGGTCTGCTTGTAGTTTTCTTCCAAGTGAATCAGACCAATGTTTGATTCGGTGTTCTTCAGCATATGGTATTCAAGTTCATACATCATGCTGGTCTTACCTGCACCAGTACCTGCCGTAATGGTTACAAGTTCACCAGTACGAATGCCGTACAGCTTCTCATTCAATCCATGATAGGGATAAAGAACAGTGTCCTGATCTTCTTCCTCAAACAGTTCGTCAATGTGATCACAAAGACGGATGATACCTGCAGGTGTGTATGGTTTAGCATTCCACCAATCCCTAGAGAATTGTTCACGCTTGTTTGCTTTCAGGTATTCGTTAGCATCCTTGAATGTCATTGACATTACCAAGCATTTGTTTGGTTCAAAGATCTGAGCCACCTGATTCGCAGCTTTCTGTCCATGCTCATCACTGTCAAAGCACAGTACAATCTTATCGAATCCATTCAGGTAATCGTAGTTAGCTTTTACATCACGGACTGCAGACTGTGCGCCGTTCTTGATAGAAACGACAGGCCACTTTGATCCAAGCATTTCATAAGCTGACATGGCATCCAGTTCGCCTTCACAAACTGTCACAAACTTACCACCTGATTTGAATTTTTGTGAACCAAACAGGGATGCATCAGGTAGATTACCTTCTACATAAAAACCTTTCCTGTTTACTTCTCTTACTTTGTTAGCAATAAACTTTTGATTGGCATCAAAGTAAGGATAGATATGTTTTGTAATTTTATTATCAGATGACCATATAGTTTTAACATTATAAAACTTACAGGTATCTTCACTGATTGCACGATCCTGAATCGGGGTGATAGCACCATCAGAAAAATGTGGTTGTACTACGCCACGGATCGGGGCTTGTTGTTGTGGTTGCATACCATCTCCTTTCGTATAGGTTTGACATGAGAAACAATATTTACTGTTGTCATCGTATAACACATTGGCATCAGAAGATCCACACTGTGTGCATTCACCACGACTAACAACCCTTGCTTTATCAGAGGTATTCATCTTTGATTATTAACTCCTCTTCTGTGTACTCACTATAGATACATTTAAGATTATCGGATTGATCGTAGACAAATAACATATTTCCATCTGTTATTTCTGTCTTAAATCCGACTGCTTTTAGCATCCTTTGTCTATCTTCTAACCATTCGACAACATCATCTGTCTCTTCAAACCTGTATGGATGTTTGTCTTTGGTCTTCAGCATGATTTGTTTCATATCAGTTTTCCTTTTCATCTGGAAAAAGTTCTTCCATAGTCAATCCTTCATCTTTAGGATCAAAGATTTCTTTTTCAGTTTTAACGTGACCACATTCAGTACATTCAAAATAATCAAATACCTGCGCCAAGTTATTTTTAACTTTAAAAAATTCCTGACCAACAGTTATCATCGACATACCTTTACATTTAGGACATTTAAACATTATCTTTTATCTCCTGATCCTGTAAGCGTACCTTTTACCTGACGTTCAGCCAGCTTGTGTATGTTACTCTTAGCAACCTGCTCCAATGTAGTGTCTAAAACTTGAGCCATAGCCGCAACGTACCACAACACATCACCAAGTTCATCACGCAAGTCATTGATTTTATAAGGTAATTCCTCAACATCATACCCATCACGAATAAACTTCTTAACTTTATTTGCAATCTCGCCAGCTTCACCAGCAAGACCAAGGGCAGTATATGCATAGCCATCTCTTTTAGGGAAGATAGCAGTCTTCATTGCAAGTTTCTGATAATCATTTAGTTCCATGTGTAAGTTCTCCTTCCTTGATCCATTTATGTGCTAACAACCTAGCGTGTTCTAAAAAATCTGTGACGTGTCTGCCAATGATTTTACCATTCTTTGCAAACAAAACTTCATAGGTATGCTTCCACATACTTAGCCTTGTGTTGATGATTGAGATAGTACATTCACGTCCATCAGCACCATCATATTCCTCAAGCAACTCATTCGTCATCTAAGTTCTCCTTTTCAAGTACACTAAAAGCAAACGATTCACTTTCAGAAATCATTTCATCTGCTTCCATCTTTGCTAATTTCTTAGCCTCTTTCTGATCATAGCCTTCATCAAGGTACTGATGGTACAGTTCCCGAAACAATCCCTTACGTTCTTTTTCCCACAAATTCTGCATGATAACTCCTTTCCTTAATCCTCGTTGTGAAGAACAATTCCTTTTACTTTTATACCTTCTTCATGTGAATCATTATTGAATGCAGCATCCTTTCCCTGCCACGCTTGTTTGATTGCTATGTATTCCGCATCAGCTTCGCTGTTTGCACGAACCGTTTCATACACACGGACAGTCCTGACGTGTTCAACTAATACACGATACTTGTTCATGTCCATGATTCCTCTGATTCATTCTCACACTTAGCAACGAATTCTAGAAACTCATTGATCTCCTCAATACTGATGTCATCCACACATGAACTGGATACCGTTTCTATATACTCACGATCCAAGATATGGATCTCTGAATGGTTGTTGTATGGTGTGATATAGTTGAACTTCGACATTCCTTTTCTCCTAGTTTGTTAAGTTGAATTGAAATTGTAATGTGTCCTTTGCATCGGACAGTTCCTGTAGTTCATAGGCTGATACCATTTTAATGCCGCCCATATCTGGATATAGTGCGGTATCTATAACCCTGTTCAGCCAGTTACTCACTTCAACGATTGCCATGCGCTGTTCAAAAGATAAATGATTTATATTTACCGCACGTTCAGCCGCATCCTTTTCACGTTGCTTATGATAGTAGGCAATCTTTTCATCTGGTGTCATGTTCTCATATTTCTTAGCCATGTTTATTCTCCTTTCATCCAGCTAGGTTTTTGTCGGCCTTTATTATAACGAGCAATTTTAGTTTTGGCAACAACATAAAAAGAACGATACGCCATGACAGGCCACTTCTCATCTGTCTTACATTCATCGTGACCACTGAAGCACTGTGGATGTGGTGTCATCTGTCCTTCAGGTATGTAGTGTCTAGCATACAGTAAATGTTGTGGCCTAGCGTTGGGGTTGGTTGTGCTAGGGTTGCCAGCCCCATGCCACTTACCATATCTATGATGGTATTCTGCAAGCATAGATGTGTATAGATTGAAAGCGTACACAAAGTTGGCACGAGTTTCCATAGCCCATCGTGTACACGGATGATTCTTATGCGCTGGTTTGTATAGTTCGTGATGCTCTGCATACTCAGGTGCATGATGCCATATAGCAGTGCATAGCATCTGTGCTTCTTCCAAAGGCATCTTGACTATGTGCTTGTCGCATAGCTGTTTAGCTATTGCGTCAGGGTGGTGGTCAATTATGAATCTATTCATTATATAACTCCTAATACCCAATTTTCTGCACAGTTTTCGGCATACACCTCACTGTGTCCTTTGAGGTTACGTTCTTCTTTTACCTCGCCATCCTGTATCATGTAAACAGTATAACTACCATCTGGCTCAACAAAGACAGTCGCTTTGCGGTATGCACCCATGCCACGACTGCAATCTTCATCACTGTAAAACTCATGCAACAGCATCTTCATTCTCCTCTAACAATTCTGGTGTGATTACACAATGCACCATGTTTTCATCTAACAAGACACCATCTTGTGCTAACTCACGAGCAGTGTCTTGGTCAGGTGCTTCCACCTCTACTCTGTACGTTAAGTCATACCATACTACCCATGTCTTACTCATCATCATGCTCCTTTGGATACCAGACTTCTACATCGCACCCACAACTAGGGCAATGTAATGCAGTCATCATTGAATAGTTTTCATTCTCATGGTCAATGTCAAAGTCATTGCCCCATGTCAGTTCTGTGTTACAGTGCCAGCAGTTCATGTGTCATTCTCCTTCAAATAGTTGATGTGATATCTTGTCCCATTCACTACGCTTCATGCGCCACTTGTCATGCTGAATCGGTGTGCAGATTCGTACCCACTTCCATCCGACAACAGCCCATATCAAACGTGTGCCACACACAGGCCAGCGTGTATCATACAGGTCAGCCCTGTACAACTTGGCATCAGCCCACGTTGCTTCTGGTGGTCTTGGTACACTGTGACTAGACATATAATATCTCCTCTGCATCCTGATAGGCTTCCTCTACCAGTTCAGATGATAGAGGATGCTCCATTTCCATTGCGATTTCCAATGCTTCTTCTTTTGAATCAGCATCAATGATGTAGGTGTTGAGCATCACCTTATAGCCCAACACCTCATAAGTTTTCTTTTTAGTCTTTGGCATAAGCTTTTTTCCATTCATCAGTGGAATCGATCAAAGCCGCACCAGTGTCCAGTATGTCATTGATGTATGTGTCACCATACTCCCACCTGTCGTCAGTGTATGGTGATTTGACTGCACACATCCAACGTGCATAGGGATTTTGTTCTTCCTTGTGCGGTAGTTGGTATGTCTTTAACACTTTCCACATGAAATACATTGATCCATTCTCAACATAGAATGTTGCGTATGCATTGTCAGGCGTTCTTGATTTTGCTAATGGATTAGCCACTGATATTCTCCTTTCAATCACAAGATGTTAGACGTGTGAATGTCAGATCGAATGATCCGTCATCCTGTTTTCTTACACTGTCAAGCCGTGTGTCATATCCCAAAGGCGGATACTGTCTATAATACCACTGCTTGACTGGTTCGATTTCAGATTCATCTTTTACGTTGTATACGATTACGTTTTGCATGATTGTGTTTAACTTCCTTCGTAGTTATTTTTCCAAAGATTACTATGGATAGTACGATGACTATCCATAGTGCCATAGGTGCAACAGATCGAATGATAGTATCCAATGTTCGATCCTATAGGAAATGTGAGATGCGTGTAACACCAGTACGATTGTTCTCGTACATGAATTTTACACCAGACTTAGCACTTCTCACAATAGACTTCCAGCCTAAACCTGTAGTGTCACCATCAAAGACTGACACGGATACATATGGTGCATCAAAACGTGTGCCAGTTTTCAGCTTGGTGAAACCCAAACCATACTTGTTACCATAATAGTTTTTACGGATGCTCACTTTGATTGTAGATTTAGCCATGTCAATTACTCCTTTTCTGTTGTTGATACTGATGCTTGATCTTCCAGATCCCATAAGAACTTTATGAGATCTGTTGTGCTTGATGGTACATATGCAACGTGATCGGTAGTCTTGATCAGGTTGTCGTTGTCATCGTATTCTTCTATTTGAAATCTTTTCACTTCCATTATGACATCTCCTCAAACCATTCTTGTGCTTGCCTGATACAGGCTTCATGCAGTTCGCTTTCGATGTGTATCTGTGGATGCAACATCTCCCACGCCTGATCGTATAGCTGTTCAAGCAATTGTTCATTGTGAATATTAGACATATCCCATCTCCTCTTTAAACTCATACAGTAAATAGTTTACTTCTTCTTCCATGTCAATGACCCGACTGAAATCATCATCGGATAATTTATCTTTTTGTTTCGGTGTCATCCACATGAATGATTCAGATAACACATCGTAGTCCACGTCACCATTATCGTAACGTGGCAGATCTCTGAATTCCTGATCCGTATAATGTTTTGTTCTCATCTCTTTAACACCTCTTCAATTATTAACCATGTTGATCCAATGAAACACGCAACACATCCAAACAGGATAAGCCCTGCGAATTCTTTTGTGCTAGTCAGTGCCAATGTACCAACGATCAGGCTGGTACATGACACATAAAGATATGCTAGAAAGTTTGGTATTATGGACATCATTTTTCTCCTAGTAATTATATCCGTTGTGAATTCTGATATGAAAATCGTAGGCATCTGCCCCAATGCCATCGGCACTGGTTAATGGACTAGACCAGTTCTTGATGACCTTGTGACGGATGTCCACGTTGGCGGTAAACTTGTGACCGCAACAGTCATAAGAACATCCGCACCGATAGTGCCGGAAGAAATCATCGATGATTGCATTCACGAAATCATACACATCCTTTTCACTGTATTTGGTTCCGTGCCTTGTCAACACAGTCAGATCAAGTTGGATTGTTTCGCCAGTCTGATCCTGACTGTCTGGATCTTCCAGCCAGTTGGATAGTTCGCAGTATCTGTCAATCCAAAATCCATCCTCTGGAATAAAGTTACTGCCAAACATATCTTGTATTAGTCGTTTGGCATGAGGATAGATTTCTTCCTCTATGAATTCAGTGACCATACGATGTTTATCTTTTCCCATTTGATTGCTCCTTTGCAGTATGGGTTGCCCAAACAAAACTGTATTTATCCTTCCGCTTTTGATTGCGTTCAATCTTCCACGGCTTTTTGATTTTTGTGCGTTTGATCTTCATGGTCTTACCATCCCTTTCCGAATGATTGTTGATCTTCATCCTGACGTATAGCGTCAAGTTCTTCTTGATGCAATATGTCTGATAGTTCTGCATCCTGATAGTACGATTCCGCATACATCTTTTCGTCCTCTTCCCACTGTTCGATGGTCTGCTTCATCACGCCATGGTCAATGATTTCATTCAACGCATCACGCAATTCTATCAAGCTGAGATATCCTTTACAGGTATTGCCATCGGATATCTCAACCAGTCCTTTTTTACGACTGCTCATACTGCCCATGCCACTGTCAGGCATCTGAGAAATCTTAACGATATTGAAACGTCCTTCACTATCTTGAGGCCAGATTTCAATTGTGTTTGGTCTGGTATATTTAGCCATTGCTTTGCTCCTTCGCTTTTTGGCTGGCATCGTTTGCCATGGAATTCAACATCTTCACAACATATATTTTTGTATAGATAAGATCGAGTTCCTTTTCATAACGTTCAACGCTACTGGCATACGCTTCGTTTTGATACTGTTGTGCTATGAATTCGATCATCTCTTCAGCTTCTTTGACTCGTTCAACATAATCAGCCACGGACATTGGATGTTCTTTTTCTGCATCAAACATCATCGTTTTCCTCTTCAAAGTAAAAGAATATTCTAGCGTCAGTACCGCCATCATTTGCAACAAACCAACCTGATGCGTCAGCATTTTCTTTTGCTGGACAGGTTGCCATCCATTCCCAAAATTCTTGTCTGGTCATTTTATTTTCCTACTCTTTTGATTTGAGTTGATAAAGTTTTGACAAGGCCAAGTTTTTTGAATTCGATCACGGCAACCCTTGGTTTACCGATCAGGAATTCTTGATCTTCTATGGCCTTGATCGTTCCGATTTTACCACGCACGTCCAATGGTGCTAGTGTGTTGTCACCATCGGAAACGTCACGGAATTTTACACGATCACCAATTTGAAAAGCTGACATTGATTTTTCCTTTCCTTACTCAACATCGACTACGAAACCAGAAGCATCATGCTTCGCCTTGCCCTTGGCATATAGGGCAACCACCACGCCTTGTGGATCTAGGAAACGCAAATCATCTTTGTCACCATCGATGACAGGCATACCATGAAACACAGGCGGTATCTTGTCCTTGTGCCTGAACACAACAGCCAGATTATGTCCTTGCTTCGCCGCATCCAAACACATCTGAGCATAACGATCATTGGCCTGACTATAGGATAGCGTCAGATGATAGTTAGCTGGACGTGGTTTATTCATCCGGCTAACATTCTTTGTGTAGTCGTAAAACTGCACGTCTGAGAATTCGCCAGCCATATCTACATGGCGTTCCCAATTTACATCTGACGTGCCATTAATCCTGACTACAGGCTGAATGCCCTTTTTCTGACAGTATTTTCTAAACTGCCGGATATCGTTATGAAGATCAGCCAGAAACAAATCAGGATGATCACGCCAATAAATGGTTTTACGCATTCTGGCTTGTTGCACCGAATTCATAGCACCACGTCCGGCGGTATTTAAACAGCCAGCTTTACAGCCAGCCATAACAGCCATAGGGCATAGGTTAATACCATCAACGCTATCGGCTGGGGCAAGGTAAAGGATAGCGGTTAAATATTCTGATCCGTCACCTTTGACAGTTTTTGCATTGTTGCCAACGCCTAGCAGTTTTAGTTTCATGGCAATGATCCCTTCTAATCAATTAGCCGTTGAGTTAAGGCGAATGAATTTACCATTGTGATTGATAAATTTTTCGCCGTCTAATCCACTAACAACATATCCAAAAAGATATTCATATTTGTCAGCGAATTTATCAAGCCGTTCTAATGTATCAAGCTTTTGATAGCAAGCATTAGAAAGCTTTCTTTTTTCTTTTGAACAAACATACATCATGGCATGATCCCTTCTAATCGTTGCCGTTGTTGTGATGATCAGTTTTACATCGTGATCAGGATGTAGTCCATGCAAGTTAGGCCTTGCTTCGCCTTGTGATGATCAGTTTTACTTCGTGATCAGGAAGTGTCGTCAGTACACTACGCCTACCAACCGTGGCTGATCATGGTACAAAGCCCCATGAGGATAGGCTATTCGGAAAATGAAAAAATGAATATTTAGAACAGGGAATAATATATATACCCTAAAGGGTATATTATTCCCTGTTCTAATTGTTACCGGATTTTACCAATATTCAGGATCATTCCAGAATGTATCAATCCAATTGGCATAGTCGCTACCGGAATAATCCGATACAGTTTCATTCGGCTGATTGCCATGTATCAGGCTTGCCCAGCCAGCATAGGTTTCTTCACCGGATATCGGATCGATATGGTAAAATTCCAACGCTATCCAATCCATGCATTGTGCCTCTTCCCATGCCTTGGCAATGCTTTTGCCACGATAGAAAACATTGTCGCAATCTTCAGGATCTTGAACGGATACTTCAAAACCCATGTGATTGATTGCGTATTTGATCAATTGATAACCTGAATTTTTCATGTCGTTGTGTTCCTTTCGCAAACATGATTGATTGAATAAATTTTTCGGCAATTTAAAACCCCTATTTAATTTATTCATACTTCGTATGAATTAAATAGGGGTTTTATTTTTGGTTGTCAAACGATTTTTTCGATGATGATTTGCCGGGTGAAAACACAACAAAACGATCATCAAAACGATCATCACGGATCGTCAAAAGCTTGTCAAAGATTTGACGGAATGATGATTGAGTTTTGCCAATTCAATAGATTATTTAATTTATTCATAACTCTGTTATGAATTAAATAATCTATTGTTTTCAGTGATTTGGGGATGGATACCATGGGGATTTGGATAGACCGGATAGCCTTTGGCTATGTCATGTTTTTGACATTATCAACACTTTGTCTATGAAAACTAACCAAAAACTAGTTAATCTTTGCCAATCTGCTGTCAATTCCTTGACAGAAAAGGATTCTTTGTCAATTTTCTGACAAATCTATAAAGATTTGTTCAGAACCCCCACCAAAAAAATGCAGGTTTATTTATATTATATATATGACCCTGACATATATTTAAAAAAATTAAAGGGACTTTCATCGGGGCTAATTAGTTGGTAGGAAAAGATTATAAAAAAAGTTCGTACAAGTTTAATTAACTTATACGAACTTCACTTAACTATATAACTATGTGTGTTGCTGTGTCGGGTAGGTATTTACCTTTGGAAACTTAGTAGTAAAATAACATATTTTTAAAACTTATGCAAGTGTGTTACAATAAAAAAATCAAGAAAGGAATAAAAAATGTACAAAGCAATAATTATAGTTTGCATGATCAACACAGAATGTGTAGAATTGCATGATAAACGTGGGCCTTACAAAACACAGGTAGAATGTATGGCACGTAGTGCAGAAATGATGCAGGATTTTGTGTCTGAAGAAAGCACACCACCAGTAATAACTTTAGAAGTACAGTGTAATATAGAAAAAGGTACAGCAGCATAAATGTTAGATACACATGATACAGGAGTATTACCAGAACTATCTGGTATGGGGTCTTATATTAATTTAAAAGATTCTATGAATAAGTATATACATAAAGCAGCACGTGACGACTTTTTGACATTTGTAAAGTTATTTGCGCCTACACTTGTGTCTGACTTTGAAATGGGTAGGCATATTGAACTATTGTGTTCAAAGTTACAAGGTGTGGTAGAAGGGAATGTAAAAAGACTTATGGTCTTTCTGCCACCACGTTCATCTAAATCACTTATATGCAGCAAGCTATTTCCTGCATGGTACATAGGAAACTATGCTAATCACGAGATTATGTCGGTATCACACAGTGATCAGCTTGCCAGTGACTTTGGTAGATCGGTAAGAGACATAGTAAACACAGAAAAGTTTCAAAGGATCTTTCGTGGTGTGTCCCTTCGCAGTGACGTTAAGGCAGCAGGTAAGTGGAAGACGAATAAGAATGGTTCTTACTATGCAGCAGGTGTACGTAGTCAGGTTGCAGGTCGTGGCGCACACGTAGCATTACTTGATGACGTGATGTCTGAAGAAGACAGCTTCAGTGAAGCAGGACGTAGATATATTAAGGAATGGTATCCTGCAGGTTTACGTACACGTATCATGCCCAATGGAGCCATCATTATTATCAACACACGGTATCATTATGATGACCTGTGTGGATGGTTGTTAAAGCAGGAATCAGCAGTAGAAGAATCCAAGTATCCTTGGGAAGTTATATCTATACCTGCATGGCTAGATGAGCCAGCAGCAGAGTTACTTGGTTTACCAGTAGGAACTTCATACTTTCCAGAATGGAAATCAGATGAAATACTAAAACTGGATGAGCAGGAAATACGTGCATCTAATGGTAGTAGATACTGGAATGCTTTGTATATGCAAGATCCAAGTCCTGATGATGGTGGTATTATTAAAAAGAAATGGTTTAAGTGGTGGGATTATGAAGATCCACCAAGCTGTGACTTTATTATTCAGACATATGATACAGCATTTAGTACAAGTAGAACGGCTGACTATAGTGTAATTCAGACTTGGGGTATCTTTAATAATTATGAAGAAGATGGATATGGTGGTGAATATGTTACTTCTAATCTTATTCTATTAGGAAATGTAAGAGGAAGATTTGAATATCCTGAACTTCGTAGGCTGGCACAGGAACTATACGCACAGTACAGACCGGATATTTGTATTATAGAAAAGAAAGCTTCGGGTCAGTCTTTGCTGCAGGATATGCGTAGGGCAGGGCTTCCTGTGCTTGACTATCTTCCAGACAGGGACAAGGTGGCACGTGTATACGCATCTACACCAATGATGGAAGCAGGACGTGTATGGTTACCTAATGACAGAGTATGGGCAGACGATTTGTTTTCAGAATGTATGTCATTTCCGAATGGCGCACATGATGACCAAGTTGACTGTATGACTATGGCTATTCATTATATGAAAGATAGCTGGAACCTTAGACATCCAGAAGATCCTGATTGGGAAGACGATGTTAATTATAGAAGACAAAAGCGTGTTGCATATTGGAGAACTTGAGTATATAATATAGGGATAGTTGAATATTAACTTTATAAGCAGGGAAAACTATGGCTACAGAAAAAAATCCAAACGATCAAATTCCAACAGATAATATTATCAATGTGGACTTTGAAACAAATATGGACTCAAATGTTAATTTTGAAGTCGATCCAGATACAGGTGAAATAGAAGTTGAATTTACTTCAGACGATAATGTTGTTGAAGTAGATTTTAGTTTAGATGATTCAGACTTCTATGCTAACCTAGCTGAAGAACTAGATGAAGATATCCTTTCTTCTATCGGTCAAGAAATCTATGATAATTATGAAGCAGATAGAAGTTCACGTTCTGAATGGGAATCCATGTTTGAACGTGGCTTTGATTTGCTTGGCCTCAAACTACAGGAAACCACAGAACCGTTTGAAGGCGCAGCAACTGCTGTACACCCATTGCTGATCGAATCAGCAGTCAAGTTCCAATCAAGGGCAAGTCAAGAACTATTCCCTGCTTCCGGGCCTGTAAAGACCCAAGTTCTCGGTGATATTACGGAAGACCGTCAGCGTCAGGCTAACCGTGTTCGCAACTTTATGAATTACCAGTTGACTGAACAGATGCCTGAATACTTTGACGAGTTTGAACGTATGCTATTTCACCTGCCCTTGATTGGTTCAGCTTTTAAAAAGATTTACTTTGATGCATCTGTAGATCGTCCTGTCAGTGAGTTTGTACCCATTGACCAGTTCTATGTGTCTTATTATGCTACAGATCTACGCCGTGCTGATCGATATACCCATGTGTTGTATCGCAGCCCTGTAGAACTGTCACGTCAAATTAATGCAGGTATGTATCTGGATAATGATCTTCCCGATCCTTATTTACCAGAACAATCTGCTCTTACAGAAAAAATGGATACAGTTTTAGGACTGTCACCTTCTTCAGATAGTGATATGCAGTATGTTCTACTAGAACAACACTGCTATCTGGACATTGAAGAAGAAGGTGTGGCTTGTCCTTACATTGTAACTATTGAAGAAAGTTCACGTCAAGTTCTTTCTATTCGCCGCAACTGGGACCCAGAAGACGAAACAAAACAAAAGAAAATGTTCTTTACTCATTATCGTTTTGTACCGGGCTTTGGGTTCTATGGTCTTGGTCTTATTCACTTCCTTGGTAATCTTACTATGTCTGCTACGGCAGCTATGCGTAACCTTATTGATGCTGGTCAGTTTGCTAACTTGCCCGGTGGCTTTAAGGCAAAAGGTGTACGTATTGTAGGTGATAATGATCCTGTTGCTCCCGGTGAGTTTAAAGAAGTTGAAGCAACTGGTATGGACCTTACTAAATCTATTGTGCCTTTACCATATAAAGAACCATCAGGAACTTTGTTCCAGATGCTACAGTTTGTAGCAGCAGCAGGACAAAAGTTTGCAGATACCACTGAGCAAGTAATCAGTGAAGGTTCTAACTATGGGCCTGTAGGTACAACCATGGCACTGCTTGAAGCTTCTAGTAAGTTCTTTAGTGCTATCCATAAGCGTTTGCACAAGTCACAAAAAGATGAATTTAAAATTTTGGCACGTATTGATTACGAAAGTTTGCCAGATGAATACCCCTACGATGTCCCCGGTGTTACAGAAAAGATTTTCAAATACGACTTTGATGGTCGTGTAGATGTCTTGCCTGTATCAGATCCAAACATTCCTTCTTCTGCACACCGACTTATGATGACGCAGATGGCTGTACAAATGGCACAGACAGCCCCACCGGGAATGTTTAATATGGAAGAACTAAACCGTACTTTATTGAATGCGGCTAATATTCCTAATCTAGATCGCATTCTACCTAAGAAGCCTGAACCACAGCCTCTTGATCCTGTTACGGATATTGAAGCTGCAACTAAAGGCTTGCCTATTAAAGCATTTGCTGGACAAAACCATGATGCACATATTCAAGTTAAGACAATGTTCTTACAAGATCCTGCTAATGGTGGTAATCCTATGATGCAACGTATTGCACCTGTATTGCAAGCAAATATTCAAGAACATATTGTAATGAAGTATGAGGAGCAAGTTAATGGTCTAACACGTCAAATGATGGCAGAAGCACCTCCGGGTGATCCTAATGCACAGAATCCACAAGTAATCGAACAAGTAATGGCTGCTGCTGCACAACAAGTCATGCAAGCTAACATGGCTGCAGCACAACAAGGAGGTGGTCCAGAACAACAAATGGTTGCTATTGAAGCACAACGTCTTGAAATTGAAAAACAAAAGATTCAGGCGCAACTTGCAAAAGAAGCTTCTGAAGGTGCGTTGAAGAACCGTGACCTTGATCTAAAAGAACAGAAGATTGCGCTTGATGCTTACAAAGTGGGAGCAGAGAATACTCTGAAGTCTGATGAAAAAGAGAAAGATCGAAATACAAAAACGGCTATCAAGGCTGTCGAAATCCTCGCAGACCTTATCAAACAAGAAGATAACATCAAAAACTCCGAAACGCTTAAAGCGGCAGACATGATTACCAAACTATTAGCAGATGCTAAAAAAGGAAAGGCATAAATTATGGCTGGCGGTTTACAACAAGTATTAAAGCTTGCGGCAAGGTCTGGACTAAAAGAGTTTGCCACACCAATTAAAACTACTGGACGTGGTTCAGCAAAAAAGTTTATTCCTGAAGATGAACCTATTATGCGTATGGAAGAAAGTGTAGAAGAATCACTTTCTCCACGCATGAAACGAGCAATGGATACAGAAAAGTTTCCTGAAGCTGCTTCTATTTTACCAGCACCCGGAAGATTTTTCAATCCTGCAAGTCGTGACTATAAAAAAGAAATAGCAGAAGGATTATCTAAAGCAGGTATTGAACTTGATTTAGATTTTGGTAATTACATTATGATGGGTAAAGGTAAGCCTACTGATGTATCTAATCAAACTTTTGAAAATCTTTTTATTAGTCCTCGCACTTCATTTAAAAAAAGTAGTGAAAGATTGCCTAATACTCCAACACAGAATAAAGCTGTGGCTAGGGCTAACACACTTTCTGAAAATTTAAGCATTGAAGATATGCAAAAAAACTATAAACAAAATACAGGAAAAGCTGGTAAAGAAATAAATACAAATCTTTTACAACCAGAAAAATTTACAATTATGGTTGATGGAAAAGGAAGAAGACTAGATCATCCTATTGTAGCAGTACAACCTAAAAGTGGAAAACATTATTATACATTAGACACACAGTTTGTTGGTCCTGTTAATATGAAACGTATGACAGACAAAATAAATAGAAAAATGAAGTCTGGTGAAATTAAAGAAGAAGTACCGCAGCCTAATCTACGTCCTGCAACTGTAGGTGATATTAGATTAGGAAATCAAGTAGGAGAAATAAAAATAGGAAATAATATGCATCCTTTATATGATTACATTGAAGTAGATGCTATTCCTGCTTTTTCTAAAGGTGTAGGCCAAATTGAAAAATTTAAATCAGGTGGTAGTATAGAACGTAATCCATATAACTATGAGCCAAAGGCTATTTAAATGCTTTGGGAAGAAATAGATCGTGTACTGCAAAAAGAAATGCAGTCTTTAAAAAATTCGCTTGCATCTGGATCAGCTTCAGATTATCATTCGTATACAAATGCAGTTGGTAGAATCGCTGGCATAGAATGGGCCAGAGAAGAAATCAAGCATATAGTAAACACAATGATATATGAAGACGATGAGGAGTAAAAATGCAAGCAGTATCAATGGGCAATTCAATTAAGAATGACGAATGGATTACAGCAGGTGATGCACCAGATCCATCCGTGTTGCCACACATTCCGGGATACCACATTTTGGTACGTCCTGTTTCTGTAAAAGAACAAACTAAAGGTGGTATTATTCTACCTGATTCAACAAAGAATGACATTGCTTATCTTACAACGGTAGGTAAGGTTCTTAAAGTTGGTGACTGTGCTTATCAAGATACAAGCAAGTTTCCCAATGGGGCATGGTGTTCCGAAGGAGATTATGTGTGTTATGGTAAACATACTGGTCATAAGTTCTTTTATAAAGGTATTCGTCTTATTCTTTTGTTTGATGACCAGATTTCTATGGTTGTTGAAGATCCAAAAGAACTAGACCCAACCTATAATTTGTCACACTAATGGCAAAAACATATACATTGGCGGTAGCTTCTTATGGCAAACCTAAGAAGCGTAGGCCGGGAAGACACAAGAAAAGGTTAAATAAACGCAATAAACCTAAGATTTTCTTTGGATAGCTATTGTATATATCTAACTTATCTTGTATTATAAAAACAATTGCGTAACTCGTCAGCTTCGCAAATGACGTTAAAGGAGAAATATAAATGTCAGATAATGACTGGACAACGGTAAATACTTCCAAAGCCGAAAAAGAGGAAGAACGTGTAGAGTTTGAAATTGAAGGTGAAGAAGAACAACCAGAAGTTGAAACTCAACAGGAAAAGGTAGCTGAAGCACGAGCAGAAGCTATAGAAGATCAGAAGCCTGATCAGGAAGAACAACAACAATCTGGCGCACAAAAGCGTATTCGTCAATTAGTACGTCAGAAAAAAGAACGTGAAGAACAAATTGCTGAATTAATTGCTCGTCAAAAAGAACTTGAAGATCAATTAAAGAATAAGCAAAAAGAAATTGAAACTTCTGTTGAAAAGAATTTTGAAACATCAGAAGCAAGCATTAATAACCGTATTGACATTGCTAAACAAGCTTATCGTCAAGCTTTGGAATCAGGTGATACGGATCGCATTGTAGAAGCGCAGGAACATTTAAGTCGGGCGCAAAACGATGCATCAATGCTTCAGATGAATAAACAGCAGTTTACAATGTCTCAGCAGCAAGCTGTTCAACAAACTGAAAGATCTGTTCAACAAGAAGCCGCACAATATGATCGTTTGGCAGTTGAATGGGCAGGTAGAAATCCTTGGTTTGGTCAAGATTCCGTAATGACTACACTAGCATTGGAAATTGACAATGAACTAAAAGGAGAAGGCTTTGATCCTTCAGATACAGATTTTTACCAAGAAATTGATTCTAGACTTCGGCAACGATTTCCAGAACGTTTTGGTGAAGCACCTGTAACACAACGGACGCAGGAAACGTCATCACCTGCTCAAGTGGTTGGTGGAGCATCACGCACTTCAACCTCTTCATCTAATAGCAAGAAAGTAAAACTTTCAAAAGAAGATATTCGTCTTGCTGAAAAATGGGGTATACCACTTGAACAATACGCCGCAGAAAAACTAAAAGTGGAACGATCCGATGGTGAGTACACTTCTGTTTATGGTAATTAATAGCGTGGAGGTAAACTAAAATGGCACGTAATACAACAACATCACGTAGTGCAGAGTCTCGTGAACTTAATTCTAGGGAAATGGAATACGAATATAGAGAACCAAATCTATTAGATATTCCAGAGGATGTAGAAAATCGTTTTGCTGATCAAGGTTTAAAGTTACGTTGGATCCGCATTACTAGCCGTGGTCAAGACGATTACAAAAATATCGGAAAGAAACTCCAAGAAGGTTGGCAGTTTGTTTCTGTAGATGAAGTTCCCGAACTAATGCATTCGTCCATCGTGAAGGACAGTGGTCGGTATGAAGGTACAATCTGTCGTGGAGATTTGGCCTTGGCTAAAATACCTTTAGCAAAAGCTAAAAGCCGACAAAGGTATTTTGAGAATCAAAGTCGTGAAATGGTTGAAGCTGTTAATGCTCAACTTATGAACTCAAGTGATTCAAGAATGCCAATTCGTAATAATAGTAAGACCCAAGTTACAAGGGGTCGATCACCTAGATTTCAAGATTAATTGAAACTAATGGTCGGAACTTTTTTCTTGGTGTGCAATTTTAAAAAGGGAGAAATAAAATGACTGCAACTAAAGCATTGTCAGGCTTCCGACCTTCTCGTAAACGTGGTAGTGGCTCAAACAGCACTGGTACTAATGAGTATCCAATTGCTTCAGCCTACGCTGCTAATATTTTTACAGGCGATCTTGTCCGTATAAATGCAGGGAATTTGGAAGTTATTACGACAGTAACTGAAATTGTTCAGGGCGTATTTATGGGTTGCCGTTACGAAGCTAACGGTGAGCAGAAGTTCAGCAAGTACTGGCCTTCTGGAACATCAGCTACTAATGCTGTAGCTATCGTTGCTGACGATTCACGTACCGTGTTTGAAGTACAAGCAGATGCATCTGTAACTGCTGGTGACCTACACGGCTCACAAAACTTTGCTGTAACACTTGGAACAGGCTCAACCTTTACTGGTATGTCTGGTCACGGTGTAGAGGCTGCAACTCGTACAACTGGTATTGCAATGTGTCGCACATTGGATTCAGTTGATGAACCGGGCAACGATGTGGCTGTAGCTGCTGAGAACGCTTATTTGAAGTTGAATGTACAACTCATTCAGCATACAGATAACTTCTTGACTGCTGCTGTTACTGCCCCTGCAACCATTACTGCATACCTATTAGGTTAATAAGGGAGATTAAAGAATGGCTATTAATAGAGCAAGTATTGCAAAAGAGCTTCTCCCCGGTCTTAATGCCGTATTCGGTATGGAATATGGGGAAGTTGCTGACGAACACGCACCGCTTTTTGAAACTGAAAATTCAGATCGTGCGTTTGAAGAAGAAGTATTGTTCACAGGTTTCGGTACTGCACCTGTTAAAGGTGAAGGTTCAGCCGTTACTTATGACGATGCACAGGAAAGCTACACTTCACGCTATACACATGAAACCATTGCACTTGCATTTGCAGTGACAGAAGAGGCTATGGAAGATAACCTCTATGACACATTTGCAAAACTTCGTGCAAGAGGTTTGGCACGTGCTATGGCGAACACCAAGCAAGTTAAAGCTGCTGACGTATTTAACAACGGCTTCAGCGCAGCTTACGTTGGTGGCGATGGCGTAGCACTGTTCTCTGCTTCTCACCCAACAGCTTCTGCTGGTAATCAGTCAAACTACATTGGTGCTTCTGATCTTGCAGAATCATCTTTGGAAGCTGCACTGATTCAGATCTCAAAAGCAAAAGATGACCGTGGTATTCTGATTGGTCTGCAAGCTAAGTCTTTGCACATTCCATCAGACCTCGCATTTACTGCTGACCAGATTCTGAACAGCACACTGTCAACTTCTACTGCTACCTTCGGTACAGATGGTATCACGCAGACTAATGACATCAACTCAATCCGTAATCAGGGTCTGGTTCCCGGTGGCTTCTACGTAAACCGCCGCTTCACAGACACTGACGCTTGGTTTATCAAAACTGATTGTCCAAACGGTACAAAGATGTTTGTACGTGCGCCGCTTCAAACCAAAATGGAACCAGATTTCGATACTGGCAACCTGCGGTTTAAGGCTCGTGAACGTTACAGCTTCGGTTGGTCAGACTGGCGTGGGTTCTACGGCTCAGACGGTGCATAAGGTTAATTTAAATTAATCTGAAAAAAGTAGGGGAAGGGTCTTTGATCCTTCTCCTTTTTTGTGTATAATATAGGTAACGAACCACAACTAACTAATTAACAAATATAGGTGACGTGATATGGCAAGTAATATTAGAACTGCTCATCAAGTAGGCAGTGGTGCATTTGTAGATTCAATCACAAGCACAACAATTTCAAATACTCGTATTAAAGGTCTAACATTTTCAGGCGTTGGTACATTTACCATTACAGGTTCTGAAACCGATGAGTATGGTAATGCACGTGGAAGCAATATTAAATTTGTAGGAACAACTGCAAACGATGCAGGTGACGTAATGATCCCAGACTTTGGTGTTCGCATGGTCGGTTCTGTAAAAGTTTCTGCTCCTACATCAGCAGCTACTGTGACAATTTATTATGGCTAATTATACTTATCTGGTTGAGGACTTAATTGGTGCTACTGAAAATGATGGCGCAGAGTTCTTAGCATATATTCCAAAAATTGTAAATCGAGCAGAAGAACGTCTGACAAGGGTACTAGACGACTATGGTCTTGTAACTTATACGTCAGTCGCTGTATCTGCAGATAACAATCGTATTACTTTAGTATCAGGTACACGTATAGTAAAGAATTTTAATATTACTACTTCTGCAACAAGTACAACTGATCCAACACGTATTCACCTATTACAACGTACTGATGAGTACATTAAAGATTATTGGCCTGTAAGTGCAAGCACAGGTACACCAGTATATTATGGTAGGCGTGATAATACTACAGTTATTATTGCTCCTACACCTGTATCTACATTGAATGGTGAAATTGCATATGTAGCTAAACCAGTTGCTCTTACATCAGCAACACCTAATAATTATTTTTCTGACTATTGTTATGATGCTTTGTTTAATGCATCTATGGTAGAAGCAATGGTATTTATGAAAGACTACCAAGCAAGTCAACTGTTTGAACAACGCTATCAAGCAGCAGTTGAATCATTACGTAACCAAGCAAGACGCACTAGAAGGGACGATATGGAAGCTGCTACAAGTCCCGGTGGTGCAGATAATCCAGTTATACCGGGAGCAAACTAATGGGACTTTTTACAATTGTAGGTGGTAAAATTTTAAAGAAAGGTGCTAGTGAGGCTGCAAAAAAAGCTGCCCCTAAAGTTGCAAAGAAAGCTGCTGCACCAAAGCGTGGACGTTTAACCAAACAACAAAAGGCTGCACAGACACGTGCTAAGAAGAAAGCACCTGTTGCTAAAAAACCTGCACCAAGTAAAACAAGTGCATCAGCAACTCGTGCAAAGTCTACTCCACGTGGAACACTTGCAGGAATGACTGATAAACAAAAGCAAGAACGTAATAATCTGCTTACTAAATTCCGTCAAGCATACGGAATTAAAAAAATGGCAGATCTAAAAAATATGACTTTAAAAGAACTTAAAGATATTGATGCAAGACGTAAGCCAAAAGAAATAATTGAAAGTCGTATTCCTACAAAAACTCCACCACAACCAAAGCAAATGACTAAAGAGGAGTTAGCTGCTGAAGGACGTAGACGTGGTGCAAGAGATGATTATACTGGAAGAATGCAACAACCGCAAGTTGCAGAAGGAGCATATCAAGAAGGACCCAATACTGTACTTCCTTCTATTATTGAACTTCCTGAAAAACTTAAAGACTATTCACGTAAAGAACTTAGAAGACTTATTAAAAGTGGACAGGCTCGTATTGTTAAAACGAAAAAAGGTTCTAAAGTTCAAACAACTGGACGATTTTCACCACCTGCTTCTATGATCTCTGAAAAAATGGGAACAGGAAAAGCTACTAATGCAATGAGAAATAAAGTTACAAAAGAAGTTGATTTAACAAAAGTTGCAGATCCTAGACCAATGCGTATTAGAAAGCCTAGCTTTGGTCAACGTTTAAAACAAGCTATGCGTTCTGGTGAACCTACTACACTTGAAGAAGTTCGTAAACGTAAAAAAGCTTCTGAGTCTTTGGATAAAGCTTTCTTTGTAGATGCTAAACAAGCAACAAAAGAAGCTGGTAAAGAAATTCGTCAACGAATTGATATGGTTCAAAAACAATTACAAGATAAAAAAATTACCAAGACTCAGGCTAAACAAAAAATTAGACAAATTAAAAAGTCTGCTACAGAAATTATTGAACAGAAACAAGGTAGAGGTAAAGGTGGATTTGAAAAATCTCCTACATCTATGCAAAGATACACATCACCTTCTGCTAGATTTACACCAAGCACAGGTAAATTGTTTAATAAAGGCGGTAGAATTAAATCAAATAAACAAATGAAAAAGTCTTCTCCACGAGGATGCGGTAAAGCTTTACGTGGTTATGGCAAAGCAATGAAAGGTAAATAATCATGGCACTTCCTCTTTTATTTATGATTGGTGGTACACTAGTTAGAGCAGCAGGTCCAACAATTGCTAGAGAATTAGCTAAGTTAGGAGCAAAAAAATTAGCTGGTAAAGCTGCTACTGAAGCAGCTAAAAAGGGTACAGCTAAACTTATTAATAATTCTAATCTTGGTGTAGTAAGAACTCTTGCACGTCCCGGTACTAAAGTAGCAGATAAAGTAGATGACTTAGCAGCAGGTGTAACACGTACTATCGGTCGTGGTAATAAAATTAAACCACCTAAACCAAGTAGTACAACAACACCTAAACCTAGTGCTACTGCTAAACCAAAACCTAGTACTACAGCTAAACCAAAAACTGCTACTGGTGCAGGTAAACCTACTATGGCTAAACCTAAACCAACAACTAAACCTAGTACTACAGCTAAACCAAAAACAAGACCAACTACTCCACCACCACGTCCTGCAACTGGTGGACCAAAAAGTGTAGTCAAGCCTTTATTAGGTGCTGCAGGTGTAGCAGGAACAATGTTAGGTGTTAGTACACTTGGTAAAGATGATAAAGGTAAATCTAAAGCAATGCCTTTGCCTAAACCAAAACCAAAAGTACAAGGTCCACCTATGGGACCACCACGTGTATCTGGTTCTGATACAGAAGCAGGTAGACCAAAAGTTCCTGTTCCAACATCTTTTAATAAAGGTGCTAATACTGGCTTTGGTATTAATGCAAGCACTTTTGTTGGCGGTCCAGAAGAACGTGCCGTTATGATGAAGTATTATGGTGGTACAGGTAAAGAAGCAGCAAAGGCAGCTATGGCAGGTACTCAAGGTAAATTAAAAGAACTTGGCATGGATGCACTTAAAAAAGAATTAGCTGCTGCTAAAGCAATTCGTTTTAAACGTGATGCTGCAAAAACTAAAAATAATAAGACTGGTGGTAAAATGAAATCTTACAGTAAAGGTGGTAAGATTGGCATGAAGAAAAAACCAGAAGTAGTTGCTCGTCAAATGCGTGGTTGGGGTAAGGCTCGTAAACCAAAGCGGTAAGGAGATCTACAATGCCATTGACAAAAGGTAGGTCTGCCAAAGTAATTAGCAAAAATATTAAAAAGCTAAAGAAAGAAGGCAGACCTCAAAAGCAAGCGGTAGCGATTGCACTATCCTCTGCAGGTAAATCTAATCCTGTAGCTAAAGGTTTAAAGGATGGTAAGTTTAAACCCAAAATTGTTAAGCCTAAAAAAGGAAAGGGATCTTACACAAGAAAGAATGTAAGATCTCTTTCTACAGGTGGTAAACCTAAATCTACTGTCAATAAGGCAGGTAATTATACCAAGCCAACTATGCGTAAGCGTCTATTTGAAAAGATAAAAGCTGGTAATAAAGGTGGCGCACCGGGTCAATGGTCTGCTCGTAAGGCTCAACTACTAGCAACTGAATATAAGAAAGCTGGCGGTGGTTACAAATCTTAGTGTAGTAATGTTTTGCATTATTACTGCTAACAATATAGAGGTAAAAACAAAGGTCCATGATACACATGAATGGATTTCTAAATGTCATATGGCATTAACTGAACATAATTTTAAAAATCCAAACGATAAATGTTTTTGTGTAGAAGTAAGTAATGTACAAGGAAAGTAGTTATGGACCCAATTACAGCAATAGCCGCAGCAACGACTGCCTACAATGCAATCAAGAAAGGCTTTGAAGTAGGTAAGGAAGTTGAATCAATGGCTGGTGATTTAGGTCGTTGGATGAATGCCATTCACCATGTTAAGAAAGAACACAATGTTGCAAAGGGTCGTAGGTTTGGTAGCGTAGAAGAGGAAGCATTAGAAACATTTGCTGCTAAGAAAAAAGCAGAGCAAATGGAAAACGAATTACGTAACTTTATTATAGGCCAATATGGTATGAATGCGTGGCAAGAAATTATACGTATTCAAGGTGAGATTAGAAAAAGACAAAGGGCAGAAGCTGCTAGAATAGCACAAGAACGTGAGCAGTTAATATATAACGCTACTATTATAGGTTTAATTTTATTCTTTTTATCTTTTCTTATACCATTTATTTGGTTTGTATATGAAGGATTACAGTGATATAATAAGGAATGTTGAATGGCAAACTTAAAAAAACCTCAAAGGAGTTTAAAAGCTTGGACAAAACAAAAGTGGAGAACCAAAAGTGGTAAGCCATCCACGCAGGGTCCAAAAGCTACAGGAGAACGTTACTTACCAGCGAAAGCGATTAAAGCATTATCCGCAAAAGAATACGCAAAGACTTCGGCAGCTAAAAGAAAAGGATCTAAACAAGGAAAACAATTTGTTAAGCAGCCTAAAACTATCGCAAAGAAAGTTAGAAAATATAGGAAGGTCAAGTAATGGCAGGTAAATCTTCTAAATATCCCGGCGTAAAACGTCTGCCATCAGGAGGCATAGAATATCGTGGTACTAAATTTGCAGGGTTTAATAAACCTAAAAGATCTAATCGTCCAGAAAAAAAGGGAATGGTTCTCGCAAAGGACGGAGACACAATTAAGCTTATTCACTTTGGAGCAAAAGGATATGGACATAACTATTCACCAACGGCTCGTAAATCTTTTAAAAGCCGCCACGCACAAAATATTAGTAAGGGCAAGCTTAGTGCTGCTTATTGGGCCGATAAAGTATTATGGGCTGGCCCCGGTAAATCGAAAAAAAGTCCACCAAAAACTCAGCAACATAAGAAGTATGGTAAGGGGAAGTAAATAATGGGTATCAAATTAACACCACCAAAAAACAAAATGCCAGCTAAGTCACCAGTAAGAATGATGGCTAATATGGATGATAAGCAGTTTAAACAATTTGAAAAAAAAGTAAATGCTATGGGGACATCTGCAGGTCCTATAAAGGTTGCTGCTTTATTTAAAGCTTTTAGTCAAGGTGATATTGATCCTACTGCTTATTTTAAACAAGCTGATATTGCTAAACAACTTGTACCTATGGTTCAAAAAGAAAGACTTAAACGTGATAAAGGCAGATCAATGCCTGATGAATCAGTAAGTCCTAAACCTAAAAAAACAAAGTTCGGTGAAAATATAAAAAGGTCAGTGAATAAAAAAGCAGGACAACAAGTAGGTTTATCTTCTACTAAAGCAGTTAAACAAATTAAAAAAACTACAGATGAAGAAAAGAAACGTAAGTATAAACAATTTAGAAATAACAATCCCAGTACTCCACCAAGTGTTATGAAAAAAGGTGGTAAGGTTAGTTATAAAAAGGGTGGGAAAATTGGTTGCTCACATAATAGGTTATATTAAGAATGTCTATCAATCGTGCAAGTGTTGGACAGCAAATCATAAAAGCCCCATCGAAAAGACGATTGAAGAGGACTTCTGGCAACAGGAATGGCGCAAAGCCTATGATCCGATTAAAAGACCTTAAACTAAGATTAAAAAAAAGTAAAAAGAGTAGGTTGTATTAATGGCTACTTCAGGTACATTTAACTTCAATATGGATATAGATGAAGTTATTCAAGAAGCAATGGAGATGATTGGTGGCGAAGAAACTCTTGGTCACGAGCCTAAGTCTGCACGGCGTTCTATTAACCTTATCCTTCAAGACTGGCAGAACCGTGGCGTTATGCTATGGACTGCCAATACTTCTGCTGTTACATTGGCAACTAGTGTAACTACCTTTGCACTTGCTTCTTCTACTATTGATGTGCTTGAAGCTGTACATAATCGTAATGATACAGATGTTCAGCTTGAACGTATTTCTATGCAGGAATATTTAAAGATACCTAATAAGGGACAGACAGGACGTACAACACAATATGCAGTACGGCATGAACGTGGCAACCCTGTGGTCCATTTGTGGCCTATTCCAGAAAATAATACTGATCAAATAAAATTAGAATTAGTTCGTTATATGGAAGATGTAAATAAATCTGCTATTCAAAATGCAGATATTTCTCGTAGGTTTCTTCCGTGTTTAACTGCAGGTCTTGCATATCAAATGTCTATTAAACGTCCTAATGTTGATATGAATAGAATTCAAATGATTAAGACAGAGTATGAAGAAAGACTTGGACGTGCAATGGAAGAAGACAGAGAACGTGTAAGTATATTCTTTAAACCAAAGGTAACTGTTTAATGGCTACACGAAGAGATGTATATGGTCTTTGTGATACTTGTGGATTCAGATATAAATTAAACCAGCTAAAGAAAAATAGTTATGGTTTAATGGTATGTCCTACCGATTATGATTATAGTTACGATTTAAAAAATCATCCACAAAACAAATCACCAAGAATAGATGAAAAAGAATTTATTCGTGATATACGTCCTGACCCTAATACAGACCGTAACGGTGCATGGACTGCAGTAACCATTACATTTAATAATAACCTCAAGTATTGGAATTTGATATAATGGCAGATTTAACTGGAAAACTCATAGCAGATTCGTACAAGAATCTTTTACAAACATCTGATACAAACAGTAATGGTTTAGGGTCAGGTCAGTTTGTTTACATTCAAGATGGTGCAGGACGTAACTCTACACTGCAAATTTCACAGTCAGGTATTAATCTTACTGGCACTATTCAAATTAATGGAACACAACTTGTAGCAACTGCAGAGCAACTTAATACTGCCGCAGCAGGTGCAACATCTGTTACAGGTATTGTAGTTGAATCAGGTGACAGTAAATATGGTCGTACACTAACAGGTACTGCAGGTGTTACTATTACCAATGCTAATGGTACTGCAGGTAATCCTACATTTGCTCTGACACAGACAAGTGTATCTGCAGGTACTTATGGGTTAAGTCAGTTTACAGTAGATGCCTATGGTCGTATTACAGATGTAACAGTTGCCAATACTGTATCAGCTAATTCATTTGTAGGTGGTACATTTAGTGGTTCTTCACTTACAATAGAAAACAACGTATCAGTAAGTGGTACACTTGATGTTGTAGGTGCTGCTAATATTGATGGTAAGTTGTCTGTATCAAACGATATTAATAGTACTGGTACTCTTACAGTTGCAGGTGCTACGTCTGTAGGTGGTAAACTTACTGCAGGTAATATTTCAACAAGTGTAGTTAGTGCTACATATTTGTATGGTGATGGTTCTAACATTACAGGTCTTGCAGGTGCAGGTACAATGACTGCCTTAACTGCAGGTACAGGTATTCACATTCTTGAAAATGCTACAACTGTAACAGGCATTACTGGTTCTGGTACAATTGTTGTAAATGCTAATCAATCTTTTGATACTGTGTCAGCTACTTCCTTTGTTATTGGTGGTGACAATGTTGCAATGTCTGCAACTGTAGCTACACTGTCTGCAACAATGGCTACCAGCATTGACAACTCTAATACAAACATTACAACAAATACAAATGCCATTACGTCAATCAATAGTGTCATTACTGCATTGTCTGCAACTATGGCAACTTCTATTGATAATAGCAATACAGTTATTGCAGCAGTTAGTGCATTAACATCAGTTAATAAAGCAGCCATTACTTCTATTAATGCAGTTATAGGTGACGGTACAGGATATGCTACAGTATCTCAATTAGAAACAGTTTCAGCCGCACTAGCAACATCTATTGGCAATCATCTGCCACTTGCTGGTGGAACTATGACTGGTGCAATTACACTGCCGGGTAATCCTTCTGCAAACCTTGAAGCCGCAACAAAGCAATATGTAGATAACCTTACTGCAGCAGCTATTCACTTCCATGATGCAGTTCGTGTAGAATCACCTATTAATCTTAATGCTACTTATAATAATGGTACTGCAGGTGTAGGTGCAACACTTACCAATGCAGGTACTCAAGCAGCTTTGGTAATTGATGGTGTAACTCTTAACACATCTGACCGTGTGCTTGTATATGAACAAACAGACCAAACACAAAATGGTGTTTATACAGTTACTGATGTAGGTTCTGGTTCTACTAATTGGGTAC